AAAGATGAGAAAATACTTGTGTTTGTAGAAGTAAGATATAGAAAAAATACTGAATTTGGTGAGCCATTAGAAACAATTGACAGAAGAAAACTTGAAAAAATAATGATTTCTTCACAGATATACATAAAAGAAAAAAGATGGAAACAAAATGTAAGATATGATGTTATAGGAATAAAAAAAGATAAATCAGGTAATAATAAAATAGACTGGATAAAAAATGCATTTTGAGGTGAGAAAAATGAAAAATCATGATAAATGTCTAAAATGTGGCTCAACCTCATGTGAGGTAAAGACAATTGCATTGCCTACTAAAAAATTAACAGGAGCAAAAATTTCCCTTGATACATTTTATTTGAAAATATGTCAGAATTGCGGTTATACTGAAATGTACTCGACAAAAGTCATTGAAAAAGCAAAAGAACCGATTAGGAATTATTAATGGAATGATTGAAAAAAATTTTAATATGATTATTTCAATGTTTAGAGGAATTTTATTTAAAAATAAAGACATAATTTCAGAAAGGGAGTTAGTCGGGGAAGGCATAGTATCAGAAGAAACAGAAAATAGGCTTGAAAATTTAAAAAAATTAAGAAATATAGATATAACACATAACTATTTTAATGAAAATTGGAGCTATAAAGATAGCTTTATATTGCTAGATCCCCCTTACTTGTGTGGGACAGAAGTAATAAAAATTGGTAAAAAAGGCTATAATTACAGCAACATTTGGACTGAAAAAGATGATGCCAGGCTTGTGAAGTTTATAAAAAATAATCTAAAAAATAATAATGTATTCATGATATTTGGAAGTCTTGAAAATAATCTTTCAAAGCTAATTCAAAAGGCTTTCAATGTAGATTTTGTAGTAAAGAAATATAAAAAATCAATCTTTGGAATTTCTTTAGATAGAGCTGAGTGGTATTGTATTATAAAGTAAAATATTTTAATAGTATTTTAGTTATATATTGAAACAAAAGGGCTATTATAGTATAATAAGAATTATAAAAATTATGAGGGAGTGATTTTATGTTCGGATTATTTGGGGAAAAGGGTACATGTTCAATCTGTGGAAAAGAAAAGACACATAAAAAACTAAATGATGGTTTTGTATGTAGTAAATGCTTGGCTTTGTGTGGTAATAATAGAAATACTTTTAAAAAATTAGAGAATACAACAACAGCTGAAATTCTTGAAGAAATTGAAAAAGAAAAACAGGCAGACTTAGATATAGCAAATTTTGTTGGAACAAGAGGAGTTGGAAAACTGATAAAATTTGATGATAATGCTAAAAAGATACTATTTCCTAAAACATTATTAACAAAAGCTAGAATTTACAATTATTCTGACTTACTAGGATATGAAATTCTTGAAGATGGGAATACAGTAACAAAAGGTGGGCTTGGAAGTGCAGTAGTTGGAGGTGCTCTTTTTGGTGGTATAGGAGCAGTAGTTGGAGGACTTACTGGTGGAAAAAAATCAAAAGAAGTTGTTAGAAGTCTAAAAGTTAAAATTGTTTTAGATAATAAGATAGTTCCAGCTGAATATATAGAATTATTGAAAACTGAGTTTAAAAAAGATGGGTTTGTATATAGAGGAGCAAAAAAGGAAGCTGAGGATATTGTTGCAATTTTAGCTTCTATCAGTGCTGAAAATGAAAAAAATAAAGAAAGTAATAATACTCCTATTGTAAATAATGATCCAATTACAGAAATAAAAAGATATAAAGAACTTTTAGATGGTGGAATCATTACACAAGAAGAGTTTGATAAGAAAAAACAAGAATTATTAAATTTATAATTATTAGATTTAAGGAGGGGAAAATGCCTAAGAAATACATAAGTGTGGCTCAAGCAGCAAAAAGATTAAAAGTTTCAGTTGGAACAATATATAATTATTGTAGAATTGGAACTTTGGGATATAGATGTATCCAAAATCAAAAAAAGAATACATGGCAAGTTGATTTAGAAAGTCTTGAACTGCTTGAAGAAAATAGCACATATAAAAGTACCCTTCAAGTTAAAAAGGATAATCAATATAGTCTATTTTAAGGGAGTTTAAAGACTCTCTTTTTTTATTCAAAATAATGGTAAAAATTTCAAAAAAAATTCTAAAAAAAGTTTATTTTTTTTGAAAAAAGTATTGCATAAATCAAATAAGTATGGTATAATAAATACATAAGGAGGTGAAGAAATGAGTAAAAAGAAAAAAAATCAAAAGAAAGGAGGGAATAAAAAAGAGTTAATTGAACTAATAACAGCAATAATAGAGTTAATCATAGCAGTCCTAACGCTGATAATTCTATTAGTAAGTTATTTCAACTAACTCAAATATCAAGGAACTGGAGTAATCCAGTTTCTTGATTAAATTATATCAGATTTTACTCATAAAAACAATATGAAGAATACTCTTTTATTGATAGTTAACACATTATTACTAATAACTTACTTGCATTATTCTAAAAATAAAGTTTTCTTTATAATTATAATTTTAATTGATATAATTGTTATAATAAATTCAATCAAGAAAATAAAGAAATTAAAAAGAGGAAGATAATTATGGCATTAGGGGGAAAAAGAGAGGGAGCAGGGAGAAGAAAATTGGAAGAAGAAAAAAAGAAAGTAACAAAATCTTTTCGGATAACTCCAACACTTCTAGCAGAAATAGAAAAAAAATATCCTGAAAAAACTCTCTCTTGGATAATAGAACAGGCATTAATTGAATATATTAAAAAATAAAATATCAAAAAAAGGCACATCAAAAATGGTGTGTTTTTTTATTTATTGTAATTTTTATAATCTTTGCAAATTTTGCAACATTTACTTCTCAAAAAAGTTATAACAAGTATGGAAAGTAAAAAATTTTAAAAGGAGTAGTATAAATGGCAAGAGTAAAGCCTCCATTTGCATACTTTGGGAGCAAAGGAAGATTTTATAAAGAAATAAAAGAAATATTTCAAGCAAATTATAGAGAAAATTTTGTTGATTTGTTTGCAGGTTCTATGGAAATCCCACTAAATTTTAAAAATGAATTTGGAGAATTAAAGGTATTAGCAAATGTAAAAGATGAAAAAATTGAATGCTTCTTATCTGGAAATGCTGTTGATACATATAAGAAAGGGCTTGAATATATAAAGCATGATTTAAAAATAAATGCTAGAAACTTATATGAAAATGATAGACAAGCGTTTGAAGAAGTAAACAAAAGATTTAAAAATATATTTTCTGAATGTTGTCCTTGCTGTGGAAAGAAATTAAGTACAAGAAAAAAGCATGAAGTTTTTAATGAAAATGAAAAAAGAATTTTAAGAAGTCTAATGGGCTTTGGAGGAAATGGAACAACATTAACAAATGCTTTTTATTCAGAAGAAAAAATAAAGAAGTTAGAACTTTATATAGGAGCATTAAAAACTATAAAAATAACAACTGATTTATTTGATGAAAATTGGGAATTTGAAAATAGTTTTATATTCTTAGATCCTCCATACATTAGAAAAACAAATGTAGGAGAGGAAGGCTTTATAGGTTACAACTATGTAGATGATAAAGGTGTGGATTGGACAATAAAAGATGATGAAAGACTTGTAGAGTTTATTAAAAGAAATCAAAATAAAAATAATGTATTTCTTGTATTTGGAAGTGTAGATAATAATTTATCTAAGCTGCTAAAAGAAAATTTTAAATGTAAATTTATTATAAAAGAATATAAAAAGCAAATGTTTGGGAAATTAGCAGAAAAAGCAGAGTATTTTTGCTTAATAAAATAAAAATATGGAGGTGTCTTTATGGACTTAGAGTTATTAAAAGCTAAAAAGCTATATGCTCAAGGAAATACAGCTCAAAAAATAGCTAGTGCTTTGAATAAGTCCCCAGGCACTATCTATCGTTGGATAAAAGAAAATAAGGAAGAATTTGAAGAAGCTAGAAAATTGGCTGGAATGACATTAGATGATGTAATTGATTTACTTGATGAAACTCATAAAAAAATATTAATAGAAATTTCTAAAAATCCTGAACAATTTAGAGATCCAAAAACTGCTGATGCTTTGGTTAAAGTTGCAAGTGTAGTAGAAAAAGTAACAGCAAGAAGTGAAAAGAAAAAAGAACAAGCTAAAAAAGAAGTTGAAGAAGAAAGAGGGGTGTTGATAGTTGATGACATCAAAGAAGAAGAGAAAGCAACTTAAAATATCAGACTTATTAACTCCTAGATTTTATCCACTTTATTCAGCTTGGAAAAGTAATAAATACACTCGTTTGGTTTGTAAAGGTGGAAGAGGTTCAGCGAAATCAACTAATATTGCCTTGATTTTAGTTTTTGATTTAATACAATATCCCATCAATACGATTTGTTTTAGAAAAGTAGGGGAAACACTTAGAAAATCAGTATATGAACAAATAAAATGGGCTATTAAATTTTTAGGAGTGGAAGAATACTTTGAATATAAACTTAGTCCACTTGAAATTATTTACAAAGAAAGAGGAAATAAATTTATTTTTATGGGAGTAGATGACCCACAAAAAAGTAAATCTATAAAAGAAGCTCAATTTCCTGTTGCTCGTTACTGGTTTGAAGAACTTGCTGAGTTTAAGAATGAAGATGAAGTTGAAACAGTTTTAAATTCAATATTTAGAGGAAAATTAGAAAAAGGACTTATTTATAAAGGATTCTTCTCATACAATCCACAAAAAATGAAACATAACTGGGTTAATAAAAAGTATAATTATTCTTTCATAGAGAATAATGTATATGTACATCATTCAACTTATTTAGAAAATCCACATATATCAGAAGAGTTTATAAAAGAAGCTGAAGCAGTTAAAGCAAAAGATGAAACAAAATATAGACTTGTATATATGGGAGAACCAATAGGCAATGGACTTGTTCCATTTCCTAATTTGGAAATAAGAGAAATAGAAGCAACAGAAATTGCAGGACTTGAAAAATTTAGAAATGGAGTTGACTGGGGTTATGGAGTAGATCCACTTGCATTTGTTAGGTGGGGTTATGACAAAAAGAAGGGCATTATTTATGCACTAGATGAGTATTATGGAGTAGGTTTAAAAAATAGAAATCTAGCAAACTATATTCTTTCAAAAGGTTATGATGAGCTGGTTATGTGTGATAGTGCTGAACCCAAATCTATTGATGAATTAAAAGAATATGACATAAGTGCATGGGGAGCAAAAAAAGGTGCTGGAAGTGTTGAGTATGGAGAAAAATGGCTTTCTGATTTGGAAGCAATAGTAATAGATCCAAAAAGGACTCCAAATATATCAAGAGAATTTGAAATGATTGATTATGACACTGATCGTGAAGGGAATCCATTACCACGCTTATGTGATTCAAACAATCATACAATAGATGCTACAAGATACGCATTTTCTAATGATATGAAAAAAGGGAAGTGGGTATATGAGTATTAGAGAAATTTTTAAAAATTGGTTTTTCAAAGATTGTTCTGTAATGACTGGAGATGGGAAGAGTTTTGAATCATCTGAATATATGTCAACAATATGGGAACAGCCAGGCTTTATGCTGCCAATTAAGAAAAAGATAAAGGCTTGTCAAAATATAGAAATGGGCATTTATATAGGAAAAGAAGACGGCAAGAAAAAAGTTGATAATCATATTTTAAATAAGATTTTTAGAATGATTAATCCAAATACATCATTCCAAGACTTTATAGATTATTTAATAGTTTGGTTAGAAGGCTCAAATAATGGCGTTTTGTTAGAGCTTATAAAGGGGCTACCCTCACTTGCTCCTGACTTATATATACACTCACCAAATAATTTTACAGTGTATTTTGAAGGTAGAAGGATAAGGGAAATAAGAATCCATAATCCAGCTAAAACAATAACTGGGGATGAATTAAAAAACTATATGTGGCTTAGTTCTCCAAACTATGACAACATAATTGATGGAGTTAGTGGAAATGGAATAGGACAAGGGAGAAGTAAGCATAATGCATTAGCAATATTTGGAGCTTATTTATTCAAGGCTTGGAAATGGAACTGGAGCTTGGCAAATAATTTAGGAAAGCCAGGAGGGATACTTCAAACAGAAGGTGCAGTAGATAAGGAAGATAGGGAAGAAATAAGAAGTAAATATTCAGCTCACTACGCAGGAGCTGAGAATGCTGGAAGTCCTTTGGTACTTGGATCAGGGCTAAAATATCAAGATACTTCAAAAGCTCCTATCGATGCTGATTGGAGTACAGCAGAACAGAAGGCACATGAAAGAGCTGCTATTGCTACTGATGTCCCAGTTGAATTAGTTGGTGGAGGAGATTCAACTTATCAGAATAGAAAGCAAGCTAAAAAAGAACTATATAGGGAAGCAGTAATACCGTTTTTTAATAATTTAAAAAATTGGCTTAATTATTTATTAAGTGATTATTTAAAAAATGGAGAGTATATAGACTATGATCTTTCTGGTGCTGATGAGCTAAAAGATGATATAGGGGATATTATTCAGAAGTTAGAACCATTGAAAAATAGAGTGACAATAAATGAATACAGAAGAATTATATCAACACTTACTGATTTAAGTTTAGAGCAACTAAAAGGTGGAGATGTCTTACTTGTTGGTGGTGGAGATATGACATTGGAAGAAATCACTGAACCAGCAACAACAGAAGGTGAAAGAGCTGAGGATGTATGAAGAAGGAAGTTCAAAAAATAAAAGCATTAAAAGCATTAGAAAGACGGCTAAGTGCAAGAAATAAAAAAATTATAGAAAAGATATTTATAGAATTAAGAGATAAAATAATTGAAGATAATTCAAAAAAATATGATGTAAAAATGATTATAAATATTGACTACGAATGGCTTTTGAAGAAATTTAAAAAGGGACTTGAAGTAGTTTACTTATATACATTCGAGGAGACTTTTAAAGGCTTTAAAAACATCTACAAGAAAACGATAAAATCTAAAACTATAAAAGGTATTAGAGATTATTTTTTAAAAGATTGGAATATAAAGAATGCTGGAAAACAAGCAACTAAAATGACAGCAACAACAAAAAATATTTTAAATAAGATAATCACAACAGGGCAAGAAGAAGGCTTATCACATAATGAAATGGTTAAAGAACTGGTAAAGAATATTAATGGAATGACAGAACAAAGAGCCAGTACAATAGCAAGAACTGAAACAAGCAAAAGCATTAATACAACAAGTTATGAAACTGCTAAAAATGTGATGAAAGAAAAATGTTGGATACATGTTGGAGGGAAAAAGACATATAGACCACATCATAAAGCTATAAGTAATAAATGGGTGGATATAGATTATAAATGGAAGTTAAAAGATGGTGTAGAAGCTGAGTATCCACACCAAGATAGTTTACCAGTTTCTGAGGTTGTTAGATGTAGTTGTTTAATTATTTTTAGATAAAAGGAGTATAGAGATGCCAAAAAAAATAAAAAAGATAAAGAAAAAGGTATCATTTGGGAATAATGAAGGAATTAATTTTAATTGTGAACTTCAAGAATTTAAAGAAAATAGTGAAAAGGAAGGACAATTTACTGGGATCCTTGTAAATATGCAAGGGAATACTGCTGCTAAAGGAGTATACAGGTTTCAAAAAGGAAGTATGAAATCAAATGATGGTAAAAAATTGCTTTTAATGTATAACCATTATGGGGAATTAATGCCAATTGGAACTTTGACTGGAAAGGAAACAGAAAAAGGGTTTGAAGTTATAGGGCAATTTCATTTGACAAAGGATGCCAATGGGAATTATTTGAATCCAGAAGCAGCAAAACTTTATTCTTTTATGAAAGAAATGCATGCCTCATTTGAAATGTCAGTTGGTGGAGTTATAGAAGAATATAAGGAAAAATCAGAAGGAAATAATTATTTTATAGATATATATAATTTCAATGCTCATGAGGGAAGTTTGACTCCAAAAGGAGCTGTAAAAGGTAGTAAAGTAACAAGAATATTTAATAGAGAAAATGGAGGAATAGGACAAATGGATAAGGAACAATTAAAATTATTAATGGCTGAATTATTAGCAAATTTTAAAACTGAGTTATTAGAAGCTGGAACACCAGAAGAAATCAAAAATTTACCTACAAAATTCAATGAAATTAATTCAAAGTTTGAAGAAATTAAAACTGAATTAAATGGAGAATTTAAAGCCGAAATTGAAAAGCAAATGACTGAGTTTAATGAAGTTATTAAAGGATTAAAAGCAGACTTTAAAGCAACTGAAGAAGAAGTAGATGATGCAGCACAGTTTAAAGCAATGCTATTAAATGTTAAGGATAACGGAAAAAAGAATGAAATTATCTTTAATGAAGATAGCAAATTAGAATTTAAAGATATGTCAGTTGGAGATGGGAAAACAGGTTCTTCAACAGGAAAAGCAATAGTAACAACAACAATAGTAAAAAAGATTTTAGAAAGAATACAAGATTCCAATCCAGTTTTAAAAGATATAACATTTATTAGTACTGATGATGGAGGGGTAACAATTCCAAGAGAAATGGCTGGTTTGCCTGAAACGGGTTGGGTAGGAGAAATTGAAGAAAGAAAAGATACTGCCGTAGCAAAAATTGAAAATATAACTGTAAATATTTCTCAGTTATATGCTTTGCCAGTTATCACAAATAAACTTTTAGCAACTAACTACGTTGGTTATGCGACATTTTTATTAAAAAGAGTAGAATATGCACTTGGTTTAAGATTGGCAGATGCTGTTTTCAATGGAAGTGGTACAAATATGCCATTAGGAATTTTAAAAGATGTAGCTGTAACAAATCAACAAGAAATTGATACATCTGATGATGCAAAATTTATAGAAAGTATAATAGATATTTATTACTCGGTGCATACTGATATTGCAAGAGAAGCAAAATGGTATATAAGAAGAGAAACTTGGCAACAAATTAGTAAGTTAAAAAATACTAACAAAGATTTTTACATAACAGATTTGAACACAGGAAATACAAGAACATTAATGTCAAGACCTGTTGAATTGATTGAATCAGAAGGCTCAGGACTAAAAACATTAAAAGAGGCAGTTGCAACAACAGATCCAGTTATGGTTTTTGGAAATATTAGAGAAGGGATTTTAGGGCTAGAAAATCCAAAAATGACTATGAAACTAGAAGACCAAATAACATCAAAAGGGCTAACTAAATATTACATGGAAAAAGGTGTAGGTGTTGGAGTACAACTTCCTGAATATTTTGTAAAAGTAGTAAAGAAAGCCTAGTAAAAAAGCTCCTGGTATTTTTATATCAGGAGCTAAAAATAGGAGTAAATGATGGATAAAGAATTAGGATATGACTTAAATATAGCTAAAACTCTTACAGGAATAGAAGATGAAAAACTTTTAAATTTTTATATTAACGCAGTAATAAAAAAGATAGAGGGAATATTAGGCTATGAACTCCTAAAAGGGCAAATAACGAGTTTAGTTAGTGGACTTAATAAAAACTATGTATTCTTACCTAGAAAAAGAATTGAAAGGGTATTGAACGCTAAAAGAGGGTGTAAAAAACTCCCTTTTAGCTATGTAAATAGAAAAGTAATATTTGATGAAATAATTACAGTAGATTCTTATGTAGAAATTGAATATATAGCTGGATATGAAGAGTTAACTGAAAATCTTTTAATGTTTATTTGTTCAACTATTAAAGAAGAACTTTCAAATGCTGAGGGCTTAAAGAGTTATGGAATAAGAGGAATAAACTATACTTTTCTTAATAAAATAGAACAATCTGATAACTTTATACGAGGAGTTAAAGACTTGTTTGGAGTTGTAGAGATATGATAGTTAAATCATTAAAAGAAATTGAATACTTAGCAAAACATCAATTAGAAATTGGAATATTAGCTATTGATAAAAGTTTAATGGGAGAAGATGGAAAAACAACAATATTGAATTATGCAATATGGAATGAATTTGGAACTTCTGATATACCAGCTCGTCCTTTTATGAGAAATGCTTTTGATAGTAACAGAGGAATTATTTCAAACTTAATTCAAGCAGCACCCAAGAAGGTTATAAAAGGGGAAAAGAGTGGAAAAGAAGCACTTATGGAGATAGGAGAAACTATAAGGGGTTTAATAATTCAAAGTATTGCTACAGCTCATGCTTGGGCAGTTCCAAATGATCCAAAAACTTTAAAAATAAAAACTAAGAATGGACAGACTAATAATACAAAACCACTTCTTGATAACAGGTTTTTAATCAAGTCAATTAGGTATCAAATAGTAAATGAAAATGGAACAATAGAGTATTTGTCAGATTTTAAGGATGTATAAAAATGGATAAAGTTATTTTATTAAGTAAGCACATAACAAATATAAAAGTTATTTCAAAAGCTGAGGGAAGATGGGAAAATGGAAAATATATAGCTGATAAAGAAAAAGAAAATATTATAAAAGCTGTATATATGCCTGTTTCATCTGATACCTTGAAAT